ATTCCCTAGTGATCCTCTGGCTTCTCAGCTTGATGGTATTTACCATCTAGCCGCTGCGCTAAGGGCACGCTATGGCGTGGACTCCATTACCCCCTAAACTAGGAGGAATGGATGAAAAGCCATCTCGTACTTTTGCGTAAGGTCCTTCACGAAGTGGGGGACTGGTGTTGCACAAGCACCAGCAGTGATTGGAAAACAATCACTGCGCGTGTTGAACATGAGGGGTTAGAGTTTCTTACTATAACCCTGCCACAATTTTCTAAAGACCTAGAAAGGGCTTTAGATCAAGGTGGCGTCGACTCCACTCTCTTCTTGAGTTTTAAGAAAAGAGCGTGTCTCCCTGTATTTCTACAGGGTTTCACAAGTCAAGTGTTCAACCGTGGTACCGGCATCCTTCTTGATGATCCGAACATTACAGCTATCTATGCTATCCGTCAAGTTTGTAATCTTTTCGGAAAGCTAGAGCTCCCTTGCAGTGATGCAAGAGAGCGAGCTGCTTTTGCTCAGTACATCAAGACTGATGAGGAGTTAGCGCTTAAAGAAACGTCTATTTCCTGTCAGCTTGCTGAACAGTTCAAAGATGTTTCCGAGCGCCTTTGGCGTGATATCCTCTGGCAGATAGAGAAGTCTATCTACGATGGGGATGTCGTGCCAAAGCATGGGCCAGGAGCCACTGCTGATAGAATCCGCGGAAACGCAAAATTCCGTCAGCAAGTGTGGACTGAGCGCTTGGAAGAAGTCTTCCCATATGGGGAGTTCCTCCTTCCAAACTGGCGTTACTACAACGCCAGTCGTGTAACACACCTCACACCCGGGACTGAGATCCCTGTTAGGGTGATCTCCGTCCCTAAAACGCAGAAAACACCACGAATCATAGCTATTGAGCCTACCGCTGTACAGTATGTACAACAGGGGATCATGGCTTTGCTCGTGGCCGGTATTGGAAGGCATAACTACCTTTCTAGTATCGTCGGTTTCGCTGATCAAGATGTAAATCAAAGATTAGCGAAGAAGGGTTCCATTGACGGATCCCTCGCTACCCTCGATCTTTCAGAGGCTAGCGACCGTGTTTCCTGGCAGCGCGTTAAGGACCTTTTTGCTCCCTATATCTGGCTTAGCCAGGCTATAGATGCAACTAGGTCCCGTAGTGCTGACGTGCCTGGTTATGGTATACATACCATTTCCAAGTACGCGTCTATGGGCTCTGCTCTCTGTTTCCCC